GCAGTTCCTATGTCAAATGATAGTTTACTAGAACAAATTGCTGGTAGGATTATGCGAATGCATGACGGTAAACTAGACCCAATTATAGTAGACATTCAATTTGCTGGATACGCTGATAAAAAGCAAAATACAGATAGGTTAGGGCTTTATCTCCGCAAAGGCTGGAAAGTGTTAGCGTAGATAAAATTTCACTTGTCAAATGATATCTAAAATGGTATAATATTTATTAAGTTTCAGTATATGACCCTTTTCTTCAACCTTGGATTGCTTGAGTCCGAAACACAATGCGACTCCGTAAAACTAGTTGAAACTTTAAGATTGCATTTTATTAGAAAATCTATTCCTAAAAACCAATACAGTAAAATCAAACCGATTTTTAACTTAAAGGGTAATAGTTTTCTAATAAACCCTGCACGTTTATTTACTGATACAAGCACAGATATTGTACACAAAGCACAATACATAAGATTAGCGGGGCGTAGAAATTACGCCATATATAAACATTACGGTTATACATATCTAGACCTATCTTTTTATTCAGATATTGACTTAAACGCAATAAAATCAAATCCGCTACTAAAAATAACAGAAAACAAAATTAACTTCAAATACGAGGAAAAATAAAAATGGCACTTAGTTTTAAAAATACCAAAGGTAAAGCACAATCAAACAAAGTCGAATCTTACGAATACAAAGATGGCGAAAATACAGTCCGCTTAATTGGCGGAGTTCTTCCACGATACATTTATTGGCTGAAAGGCACTAATAACAAAGATATTCCCGTTGAATGTTTGGCATTTAGTCGTGAAAAGGAAAAATTTGATAATATTGAAAAAGATCATGTTAGCGAGTACTTTCCAGAAGCAAAATGCTCTTGGAGTTATTCTGTAAATTGTATCGACCCTAAGTCGCAGAAAGTTGTTGCTCTTAATCTCAAAAAGAAATTGTTTGAGCAAATCGTTACAGCGGCGGAAGATTTAGGAGACCCTACTGACCATGATACAGGTTGGGATGTTGTGTTTAAACGTGTAAAGACAGGACCTCTGCCTTTTAATGTTGAATATACATTGCAAGTTTTGCGTTGCAAAGCCCGTGCGTTAACTGATGAAGAGCGTGCTATGGCTAATGCTGCTAAGAATATTGATGAGAAATTTCCTCGTCCTACCGAAGCAGATGTAAAAGCCTTGTTGGATAAAATTACAACCCAACAAGATGAAGACGGTGAAAGCCCTTCTTCTGAGCAAGAAGCAGTCAAAGAACTTGGTTAACAAACTAAAGCCCGCTAAACAAAATGCTTAGCGGGCTTTTCTGTCTCATAAGGCAATATGAAAGTATTATTTACAGCTGATGTCCATATCAAATTGGGTCAGAAAAACGTACCTATTGAGTGGGCAAAGAATAGGTTTAATATGCTCTGGAGTCAACTAGAAGCTATTCAAAAAGAGTGTGATCTTTTTGTTATTGGCGGAGATGTTTTTGACAAACTTCCTAACATGGAAGAACTAGAGACGTATTTTGATTTAGTTAACTCTTGTAAGATTCCAACAATTATTTATGCTGGAAATCATGAAGCTGTTAAGAAAGATACAACCTTTTTAACAAACTTAAAACAAGTTACTAACAGACTAAATCCGCAAGTAGAAATTATTGATGACTACTGCAAAATAGAAAATATGGATTTTATACCATATAATAAATTAAAAGAATTTGAAAAGAATCCTTTTGAAATTCGTGGAAACATTTGCTTTACCCACGTACGCGGTGAGATTCCTCCCCATGTAAAGCCTGAAATGGATTTAGAGTTATTTGCTAGTTATGACGTTGTTTTAGCAGGTGACTTGCACAGTTATGAAAACTCGCAAAAAAATATTATCTATCCTGGAAGTCCCGTCACTACTAGCTTTCACCGTAGCAATGTGGCTACTGGTGTTGTTTTACTGGATACCGATAGTCTAGAACATGAATGGCGTAAACTACAGTTGCCTCAACTTATTCGTAAGACAGTTGCAGTACACGACCCTAAGCCGCAAACTGACTACGATCATACAATCTACCAGGTTGAGGGCGATATGCAAGAACTTGGTGAACTAGAAGATTCAGATTTAATTGATCGTAAAGTAATTAAGCGAGATACAGATAGCGCACTAATCTTAGACAAAGAAATGTCTATGTCAGAAGAAATTCGAGAGTATCTTGCATACATCCTAGAGTTGCCAGAAGATACTATTGAAAACGTACTAAAGGAGTTTCAGAACCATGCAGACAAAATTGAATCAGAATAGAGCTATTAATGATAACTATAAAACAACTACGATGGGCTAACGCCTTTAGTTACGGAAAAGATAACCAAATTGATTTTATTTCAGCTCCACTTACACAATTAGTAGGGCGTAATGGGCATGGTAAAAGTTCTATTGCCCTTATCTTAGAAGAAGTGCTATTTAATAAAAATTCAAAAGGTATTAAGAAAGCAGATATTCTTAACAGACACATTAAAGATAAGTCGTATAGTATTGAGCTAGATTTCAACCGAGATGATGTAGACTATACAATTAAATCTAGTCGTGGTACTGCACAAACTGTAAAGCTATTTAAAGAAGGTGTAGATATAAGTGCACATACTGCAACAGCAACATACAAAATAATTGAAGATATATTAGGTTTTGATCATAAAAGTTTTGCACAGATTGTTTATCAATCAAATGCGTCGAGCTTAGAGTTTTTAACTGCACCTGATACTGCTCGTAAAAAGTTTCTTATAGAAATATTAAATTTAGGTAAGTATACTCGTGCTGCTGAAGTATTCAAAGAAGTAAGTACTCAACTTACTAAAGACATTGCTGCAGTGCAATCACAAGTAAATACTGTTTCGAGTTGGTTAAATAAGTACGAAAAGACTGATCTAAATCTCCAAGAAACTGTAGCAACACCTGAACTAAGCACTGCTTTAATAACAGAAGCCTCTATGCTAGAATCTAGTATAAACAGTATTGAGTCTACTAATAAAAAGATTTCTCAAAATAATACTTATAAACAGTTACAGTCTAAAATTAAACTACTGCCAATTCCTGACAAACCTGAAGAAGGTGTGGAAGGGTATCAAGCAGAAGTAGCAAAATTATCTAAAACAGTAAGTGATGCTCAATCTTTTGTTTTAAAAATGAAAGCACTACACGGAACGTGTCCTACCTGTCTAAGTGATATTGACGAAGAAAAAGTATCTGAATTAATTGAAGAAAAAACTGAAGAAGCTGAAATAGCTGCTGTAGAAACTATGAGTTATACTCAAAAAATAGTTCAAATTAAACAGCAAAGAACTGTATGGCAAGATGCTCAAAAAGCACAAGAAGATTGGGAAAAATACCATACTTTAATTAATACAGAACTACCCGAAACTTTACTGGACAAACAAACACTACAACAACAATTTACAGAATTACAGAATTCAATTGCGTCTACGAAACGTAAAATAGTTGAAGCAGAGCAATATAATAAAGAAGTAACTGCACATAATACTAAAGTAGATTTAGTATCAAAACAATTGGTTGAAATGAATCAAGAGTTAGAAACCTATAGCGGCAAGTTGCATGAGTTAAGTGAAAAAATGAGTATTTTAAATGTTTTAACTAAAACATTTAGTACAACAGGTCTAGTAGCTTATAAAATTGAGAGTTTAGTAAAAGACTTAGAAGATATTACAAATAGATATTTGGTTGATCTAAGTGATGGAAGATTTCAAATTGGTTTCAAAATTAGTGCTAGTGATAAATTAAATGTTATTATTACTGATAATGGAAAAGATATTGAAATACTTGCTCTTAGTGGCGGTGAGAAAGCAAGAGTTAATGTGGCTACTTTGTTAGCTATTAGAAAGCTAATGCAAACATTGTCCAGTTCTAGAATCAATCTATTAATACTGGATGAAACTGTAGAAACACTTGATACTGATGGTAAAGAAAAATTAGTTGAAGTACTACTACACGAAGAACATTTAAATACTTTTTTAGTAAGTCATGGCTTTAGTCACCCATTACTAGAAAAGATTAATGTTATTAAACGTAACAACATATCCCAAATAGAGGTATAATATGATTTTAGAACAAATTGACGGAAACGTAAAAGTTGTCCTTAACGGAAATACTTTAGCAATAGGCGCTAACATTGAAGACAGCCAGTGGCCTTTAGTATCAGTATTAGGCGTTGGAAAAGCTACTTTTAGGGTTGATCCTAACTGTACAGTTGAACGTATGGGTGTAAAAGCAACAGTAGAAGAACCTACTTTAGCACCTGTACCTACACCAGCTCCAGCCCCAATAGTTGAGGCAGTGCCAGTCGTTGAACGGGTTACCCCCCCAATAGAAACTCCAAGTGAGCCTACCAAAGAAGCGTAATGGCCGTAGATCCTAGAGCCAAAGGTGCTAGAACAGAAACCACAGTACGTGATCTGTTAAAAAAGCATACGGGTTTAGCGTGGGAAAGAGTGCCTGGATCAGGTGCTCTTGACCCTAAACATCAGCTTAAGGGCGATTTGTACGTTCCTGGGCGAACCAACCTTTGGTGTGTAGAAGTTAAAGGCTATGCGGAAGATCACCTTACTTCACACTTACTAACATCCAAGACTCCGCAACTAGTAGAATTCTGGCAACAGACTATTCGTCAAGGTACTCAAGTAGGCAAAAAACCTTTATTGATTTTTAAATTTGATCGAAGCAAAGTATTTGTTGCTTTTG